ATACTCTTTATCGTATGCGACATGTGCGCTTTCCCATTTACTATTACCAAAAATTACAGAGAGGTAGGCACCTTCACAGTTTGCCAAGTGGCAATACAACTGTATCTGTGGCATGTAACGCCCGATCTGTTCGTCCATATTGGTAAAAGCATTGGTGTGTTTTGCTTCAACAATGTTGCGCTCGCCTCTAACGCCAGCATCTATTGTACCTTTGACTGGCACTTCACCAACTTTGCTAATAAATTCTTTTTGATGTGCGGCAAGCACTACGTTGTGCTGCTTTTCAAACCAATGCAGGTTGAAGTCTTCAGTGAATGTACCAAGCTGCACTGGCAGATTATTAGACAAGTCGTCTGGTTCAGCGCGACCAGTCTTCACTTGCCATAGCTCGTACCATTCACCATTCATAATTTTAACGCAGTCACTACCGCCTATGAAACCTTTGCGGTTCATTGTGTTCTCCTTTTTTCTTTTGATTCTACTGCATATGTGCAGTTAAGGCAAGTTATATTGTTCTCTTGCTGCCTCATGTCTCGACGTTAGATCGCCAATGTGAATGTTGTATTGGTGTTCTGAGTACAGTTCTTTGTACTCATCCATGTATGACTTGCGATGAGCGTCGAGAGTTTCTTCGAGGATCATGCCAAGCTTAATCATTTGCACAGCACGACGACCCCATAGATATTCTACGCCTACAAATTCGCCGCGCTTGATGCGCTCTGCGTTGACTTGCAAGCTGTCTGGTTGCCATGATTTGGCGCGTTCCTTTTGTGCCTTGCGATCTTCTTCGTAGATTTTGTGTGATGGACGGTTGACGCTTGCTGCCCAAACGTCATCTTCTACTGCGCGACCTATTGCTTTCATTGTACTACCTTAAAGTATAGAGCTACATGTTTTCCGCTTGGCACTTTGACCATTACTTTATCTACTGGATAACCAGATTGTTTTAGATCATTGATGCGTGATGCCAGTCGAAAGCACTGAAACTTTTCTAATGCTTCAACAGCAGTAATAGTTTGGCCTGATTCAAGATGTGCTTTAATCATTTTGTTTTGCGATTCCATGGTTGTCCTCCATTATGTTTTGGAATTGTTCGCCAGTCATTATGACTAGTGTTTGCGGCTTGCCTCGCCGCCGTTTGTAGAAAGCAATGTCTCTGCCTTCTAATACTTTGAAGGGGCTGGGGAAGTTAGACGTATCTCTGTACTTAACTTCACCTACCAGCTTTCGTCCGTTGATGAAGAGGTGGATGTCCCCTGAATACTCGCCTCCCAAGCTTCCTGAGAGGGGGACGCGTTTCGCTTCGATCTTCGCTTTGATTTTGTTGAGCCAGTCCACAAACCACTTTTCGTGGTAAGTTCCTTTTGACTTGTTACGGTTTGCCATCTGTCCTCCTCATAGCAATGAAGACAAACAAACCAATGCTTTTCCATTGTGCCACGATGCTTGCGTTTAAGTATGGCAACAAACCACTCGGTGATTGTGTCACACGCAATGCAGTTAATCGTTTGTCTTTTTCTTTTTGACTTCGATGTCATAGTCTAGTGCCTCAAGCCAACACATTAGGAAGAAACCAGACGGAACACGTTTGTGCTGCTCCCATTTATGAATCAGAGATTCGGTGCAGCCTATGATTTTAGCTAAGTCTGGTTGACTCAGTTTCTTTTTGTGTCTCGCTTTGACCAGCATCCTGATTAGCTGATCGTAGTTTTGAGACAGCCGAGTGTTCTTCATAGATCGCCTTGTAGATACGACAAGCTGTGTCGTAACGCATCTCTGTTGTTCCGTTGACTGACCGATAGTAAGTAGAAGTTGGCACCTCTGCTCGTGCAAATGCGTCGAGCAAAGGTACGTTTAGCTCATTAGCTAATACTTGCAGCTGTGAAAAATATGGTTTCATACTGCATGTATGCAACTAGTAAGGATCGTAGTCAACTTCTACTTCGCCAGAGCCTTTGCAATTCCAACAAGTATCCTTGTATTCTTCGAGGCTTGGTGGCAAGTCACGGTTTACCCAAGGCTCAGGACGTTCATATGTTAACTGACCATCGCCCAGACATTCAGGGCAAGCCACAGTTTCAGTAGGGTATTTCGTCGTTAAGTGGGGCAAGGTGATTGTCCTCCCATGATTGCATGCAACGAGCTAAGAACTTGTTTGCATTGAAGTTAGGATTCACTGACTTGATTGCGTCTGCAATAGCCATGTGTGCATGTGGTGATAGTTCCACACCCAGCTTGTCGCTGAGTGTGTCCAGTTCTTTTGATGATAGGTTAAGCATTAAGCAAACTCCCATTCTTTGTTGCGCATTGCAGATGCAATGGCTGCTTCACGATTGTAACGCGCAGTGTGCGGCGAGCGCAGTTCACCAGTGTGCGTTGCCCAATAGGTTAGTGTGTTGTACGCAGCCCACTTGTTGTGGCCTAGCGCAGCCGCTTCATTGCTCCAGATAGACAGCAGGTTCTCAAGCTGCTTCTCGTTGGTCTTGGAGACTGTCACTTGGCGCGTGAACGCTTTAGCTACAGTCTTCTTAAAGAAGTTCTCTATCTGTGCGTCTGTCACTGATGTGCGCATCCATGACTGCCACACTTCTTTGCGTGACATAAAGTGTTGCAAACCAATAATCATTTTATTGGCACTGCCTTCTACGTTGATAGACGCAGTGTGTTTGTAACGTGTCTTAGCTACTGCATCAGGCGTAGTACATCCATTCAAGCACCAGAGGCGTAGACCACTGGCTGCTTGTGAGAATGACCACGATGCATCATAGCTATTAAAGAAGTCTACTTTGAACTTGGTGTAGTCACCGACTGCGGGTTCAACTGTGAGATCATTGAATAGAATATGACCGCGCAGTTTGCGTCCATCTTCTAGCACCTCAACATCAACAGTATAGTCATTCGATAAGTCTGCTTGTGACACACCGTCCAAGATTGAATTGACAACATCATCATGGCTTACTGCTTTGTAGCGAGAGCCGTGTACGCCCAACACTTTGTTGGTGTCAGTGCGCATCACTGCTTTGTGACCCTCGATTGGTTCGCCATTGATGTCATAGATAGGTTGTGTTTGAATGGGAAAGTTCCATTCGTTTGTCATGTCTAGCATGGTGTTCTCCGTGGTTGTTACACTGCAAGTATGCAGCACTTTATTAACTAATAGTTTAGTGACGTAGCGTCATTTATATTTTTGACGTTACGTCACTTTGGTTTAGCCTTCGATTGTCACTGTGACATTGTAGTTAATGTACTCAGAGATCATCGTTTCGATGTCGCCACGATAATCTTCAATATCAATTGGCGATTCATTCTTTGGCTCTTTGTCTCGAACATAGAGTGCCAGTTCAATCTCTTGCTTAATGATGCCACGCAAAGTGGTAACTAAGGTATTGTCACGAGTATCCATAATGTTCTCCTTTTTGGATTCGTTTCTCACAGCGTGCATACGTTGGCCGCTGCGCATATATCTGCACGGTTGCGGTGAACCCAACCTATGCAACAAGAAAAAAGGGGGGACTTGCCCCCCTCGGTTATGCTGTCTTCGCGCTATCAACGCCATTGGTGTTGGCAGCATTACCCACTGCCATATCAAGGCCTCGCTCGGCAAGCCGTGCCGCAATCTCTGCCTCTTTGTCAGAGCTTGCTTCTGGCTTAACCTCGACTGCTGTTGTCCATGGTTCCCATGGTTTGTGGGTGGTACCGCATGCAACCTCCATAAAGTCGGCAAACATGTGGTACATCTCCTCGAACATCGCAAGCTTCTCTTCGAGTTGCTGCACCCACATCTCCGCTCGATCAAGGGCCTCAAGGGCGATCTCGGTACCATCGTACTGCGCACTGGCCTGTTTCAAGTTGACCATCGCTTTGTCCAGCTTGTGCTTGACGCCCTTGACGTACCCTTTTGTGTTGGTACGCGTGTCATACATTGCTGCCCACAAGTGGTTCGCAATGTGTTGCATGAAGAATAACTGTTCCCACTGGTGGCTGTTGACTTCCTCATATGCACCAGTGTCTTGGTTTAGCTTCATGCGCGGATCGTACATCTCCGCACACAAGCGAGCTATCGCTGCGCTTAGTGCTACGTTGTCCTCACCTGTGTAAGCAGACTGAAGTGTTGAGTTGATTAGTTTCGCTTGTTTCTTATCCATTTTGTTCTCCATTGTTGATAAGTTGTATT